TCCAGCTGCTACAAACTCATCAACGCATACTCGACTTGTTGATGAGGTTGATGTTGTGAGATATACGGCTTTACCTTGTACCCTCTGTACACCTGTATAACTCAATGATGTTCTATCCTGTAATCTGCATAACTGAAATCGTTTATCCGAATAGTACGGGATATCGAGTTCGATTACAGGATTGTTTGCGATGGGAGTAGAGGCAAGACCCTCCCATCCGGTCTTATAACGCTTTAGCCCTCTAGTAGCGTTGAGTGAGGAAGAGCTGTCTGCATCTATCGTTTGATTGGTGTATTGCCAATTTGAACTGGCAGGCTCTGAATTCCGGGTTCCCCATAACAGGTATTCTCGATAATTCGCGTCAGGCACGTATTTTTCAGCTACCGATACTTTCCATCTGATAGATCCTCTCCAACCGACGTAAGCCCATGAAAGATAATTGAGCATAGTCGTGTTACAAAAATTGTAAGGCATGCCTATGAGCCCATCATCTCGAATATGAACTGCGTCAGTTACATTTCCTCTATTATAAGGAAAAGAGTTGGTCTGCTGAATAAATCGTTTGAGCGTCGATGTTCCAGAGTTAGCTCCCCAGCTAGTGTGGTAATTATACCGTTTTAGCCATGTTCTAATACTGGGACTGTTCTCACCAGTGTAAACATTTGCTAATGTGGTATACATAGCTGGGCTTGCATTCTGAATCATGTCGTCCTCGCTCGTGAACGGCTTTATGCCGTCCATATCGCCATCTTCCATCATGGCCTCGGGTTCAAAAACACCCTGCGGTTCCAAAACTATACCACCGACATATACATCCGTAGGGTCCCAAACGGCGAAGTCATCATTCGCAGATATGAAAACCGCAATAGACACATCAGCAGCAGCTGCTGATGGTATGGCTAATTCATTAACTACATAAACGCTTAATACGCCGTTTCCGGTAAATGTTGCAGCCGGAAGAGTTGCACCTGTCGTATACAAGTTATTAATAGGTGTAGTCATCCCGATTGGTTCCATTAACGGTCTATGCTGACACGGTGGAATGCTGACTGTGATGTCTTGAACTGCTGAAATGTCTACTACATGAGTGTAATTAACATTGTATTCAGCAGCGCTCGCCAATACCGATACCGGGTCATAGACAATTCGCAAACGCCCGCGATGAAATCCAGAGCATATGATCTGAAACCTAAAGTTCAAGGTTCCAGTCCAATATCTGAATGGTGCGGTAACAAATGCCGTGCTCGTTAAGAACTTAGCATTCGCCAATTGTCTATACATAGATGGGTCTACTCTGATCTGTCCAAGACAAGTTTCAGAAACAGCCGCCGTCGACCAAGTCATTGTATGAAAATAACTCTCATGCGCGACTATACTTGCAACTGACATTTCATCAGTGCCAGACAATCCGCATACTCTAGGGTCTATTGTGACTTCCTGTTTGGAATCCAGAGCCATACACGATATGTTTTCACCAATATCTGTATTGCTTAGATTGCCATAATACTCAGGTTTATATCTCTGAGTCGGTACGCATGTCAATTTAGGCCGTGAATATCCGAACAAACGCGCGATGCCTGATACTGCCTCAGCGGCATAACTTGCAGCTAACGCATATGGTCGGATTGGCGGATACATGGCTGCTGTTGCTAAGCTCTTGGCTAGAACAGAAGCTGGCCCAGATATTGTCCCCGAAACCACCTCGGCTTCATCTTTGGCCTCAGGTTCAAATGAACCTTGAGGAGCCAGAGATGCGGGCTCGACGGAAGTCGGTATAGACAATACCATGTCTTCAGCGTAAGCAAATACGCTGAGAGATATTGAGTCAGTACCCAAATTGGCATGTTGAAGATTTGCTATGGTATCTATAAAAATAACACCCATCTCTCCCCATTCCTGAAGAGGAATAGAAATGTTGGAATTATAATAGAAAAAGGGCAATAGCATTTCTCCACCCTGAGAAGTAGTAGGATCTAAATAAATATGAGGTCGCTGGGATGCCTGCGTAACATGATCAATAAATCGTTGCGCCGGTATCTTTATCTCAAACTCATCTTGAGATGCAAGTGGGAGATATGATACTATATAGCGGCCATAGTAGAAACTATTTCCGTTTAGTAAAAATCTCAACCGTAGCTTGCATCTCATTAGATTATAGTTGCTAATCCTATTAATTACTCTGGGATTCGTGAAAAACAATGTCCACGGGTTAAACGTCACTTTGTAGGCTGCACCAACTGGAATCATTTCTGAGAAAATCTTAATCGGTCTCTCGAAGAAACCGGCGAGATTGTCTGCATTAGAATCTTGCATTCCAAATGTGCTGTCTGGTTGACCTGCTACATCATATACATTCTGTGGCGTAAGGTCATCAAATGTAACCGTTTGTGTGGTAACATGTTTATTCTCTTTGAACATTACACCAAGCTTTTCACTAGTAGCTTCTGGCTTGAATATATGTTCGATTGGTTGATCGATAGCGTTGGCACTGCTGTCGATCGTTGCACCTGTAACGTGTTTAATGGTCCTTTCCTCGTTAAAGTTAGTCATTTCATAGGGTGCGATAGGAGTTAATTCTGCTGCTCCATGGTCAGCTGTTTGTCCATGTTTAAGTTCTATGGACTTGAGATATGCAGCACGCATCTCTTTGTACGTGGGAAATGTTGCCCTGCCCTTTAGCAGCGCGCAATTTTTCCAGAGGTCATGAATTCTTATTATTGTGAGCAATTCATCGACTCTCCTGTTGTATACTTCTTCTCCCATGCGGAAATACTCATTAGCTGCATGAGCTATGGCAGATCCGCTAATGCTTTCTGGGCTTTCTAAACTTCTTTTACGCTTCATATAATTATGTAGCGTCTTCTGAATAGAAGATTCTTCTATAGGAGCGAGATACTGTTGTAGTTCCTCGTCCCAGACGAATCGTCTCTTCAGGTACGTAGCCTCGTCTTTATTATAAAAAGGTTTTAATTTACTCTTTTTATCTGCTGAAGTATATGTTATGCCTAATTCTCCTAGAATTTCAGCATGAATTACCTGATTCCACCATGTGCATTCCGGCTTCACAGTTCCTATATTGTCATCTCCCATGAAATTGGCTTTGACATAATCATCATATCTAATAGCGGGAACGCCATAATCATCTCTAGGTGCTTTTGCATAAAAAGTATACCTGAATAATATGGAATTACATATATTAGACATCATGACTGTGATAAATACGCCTGATGGCATAGACGCGAGAAATTGCGCATATATACCATCAAATTCATATATTGGATAAATCAATTCTTGCAAAACAGCAGCAACTGTTCTCAGTTCCAACTCGTTATAACCACAATGTCTACAAATATCATATACTACACCGGCAGCAGCCGATAGTAGCTTGGGGCTCAAACTCTTGTCCCAATGTTTGTAATCACCGCAGAAAAAACGAGATTCACATCCCTCTTGCTGTATGCTTTGAAATAATCTTGTCCAATCATCATCATAACAATTGGCACTAATACAACATTCGAATCTATCCCAATGAAGTTGGAACACTCTATTTAGTCCACCTAGACTCTGTTTAGACAGAATCAGGTAACCTAATTGAGTGCCCGCAAACAACCGTAATGATGTTTTATCGAATTTTGTAGCTTCATCCTTAATGTTACCACGGAAAACGCAATATAGACGTTCACCATTGCGAACCTTATCCTTGAGCGTTTCGACGTCATCATATACCTCTTGCTTAAAAACCAACTTGGTAATGACTCCGTGTTCGTCGATTGTGCTCTTCTCCATGTCGATAAGAGTATTCTTTGGCTTATCTACGGGATGGCCGGCAGAGGATGAAGTATCTACTCTGTCAAAACCATTGATTCCGTTCACACCGTTGATGGCAACATCTTCGCTAACAAAATGAACATGTTTAGCGAGATCCAATTCATCTATGGCATTTCTATGATGCATGAACACATCATTCGCAGCTCTAGATAGCAAATCAGGATCAAATTCATTACATGGTTCCATCATATTCTGAGCATTTTCCTGAAAAGGTTTCCAGCTGCCCAGCCCTTTCGGTTTACCGTGTATCCTTGGCAGATCCATATATTCCTCCACAGATTTACTAATAACACTTTCTTTCACATCTGATCGAAGTGTCCGCGTTCCTTTCTCATGCGGTCCGTAAATCTCTATAGCTGTGCTTCGAGCTGCGTCCATGAATCTGAAACAGTGTTTACCACTGATATCTTCATCATATTCGCCTTCTTTAAACAGAGCGTCCTGAGCGAAACTATATCCATACTGTTCTTCGGTTATTCCACCTTCTCCAGTCATGGGTATAAATGCTTCTACCATCTCATCTATTGCCTGCCTTATCTGAGGCTGTGTCAATGAACCTACAACACCGACTTCTCCGTCGCCTGCGAGGTGCATTCCCATAATTAACGCTCCACGCGCTTGCAACACAAATGCCATACCGCATAGACCATTAAATGTCGGTCTATCCGGTGCGTATTTGAATCCTTGATAATCCATATGTCCGGGTATAGAAACCTTTTGTCGAGATTCCATATTCACCAAAGTTGAATAACATCCAGACGGATTGAGTGACTCTTCCATAATATCAAGAGTTTGTTTCCTAATAGGATTAACTCCGTGATTAAACCAATCTGATCTTGGTCTATATATGGCCGTAGCCACTATGTCTGATCCGCAGATGTATTCCAGCGGAAAATATTTCAGAAAACCGGTTCGCGGTTGCACGCAATGTAAACGAATTATAGCATAATCCGTTTGAGGTATCGCCTTCACATCGAGTTCACCTAACTTCTCTTTAACTTCAATACCCGTCTGGTCATTGAGACAATTTGTAACAGTGATCGAGAGAGGTGTCGGTGTATCGACGGAGTGAAATGGTGCTAACCATAAATTCGATTCTAACGGTAGAATATTAAAACATGTACTCTTACCGTCAGTTGAAACTTTCGCCGCAAACATGTGGCGTGACAACTTAGTAGTCAAATCCTGATAAGTTGTCGATGCGCTCTCTTTAGAGCGTCGAACCATAAGCGGCACGCGCTTGATCCTGCGTGCTACCCATGGATTCTCCTTTTCATTAGGAGTTGGTTCCGGAACCCTGACTTGCAATTCCTGCATGGATTCTGTGTGGGATGACCATGATTGAGACATAGAAATAGTTGCCTTTATCACAGCAATCATTCCAACAACAGCTCCAGCGCCTGCAATAACTTTCCAGTTATCTTGCAATGCATTCTTGATGCTGTCTACGGGTGATGTGTCGAATGATTCTTGAAATGCTTCTCCGAATGTCCACTTTGCTGTGTCCAAATCTGGTTCAGAATGGCAATCCATAGCTTCGAGAATCTCGTTAGCTCGTTTGTGCTGCCATTCATCATCTTCATTAGACTCAGGCTCACTCTCGACAACCAAATGTTCAATGGTATCGGTGAGCGAGTTCATTAGATATAAATGAGCATCGTGAATTACTTCAGGATCATTTTCCATTGTACCTTCCCGGGTTAATTTAGCATCCTGGGGACAGGATTCATGAAAATACGGGAGCTCTTCATGTATGTCATCCAACATCTTGTCGACATCAACATTTGAGTCCAGCATTCTGATTTCCTCAGCAGTGAATAAGCGCCTGGCCATTTCACTCTGTTCCATTGGACGATCACCTGTAAGTAAGGCGTATTCACTGCCTTCTTCCGTTCCGTTACATTTGTCACATTCCGTGCAAACATTAAAATGTCGACAGAATCCGTGCTCAAATACTTTTCCAACGTTCTTGACCATTTTGCGTTGTTTGGCAAAATGTACTCTGGATTTGATGGCTACAAATTCCAACATTTCAGTTACTTCTCCAGTAGAGAAAGCATCAACAAATTTATAATCACAATTTACTTCTGCTTCTCCCCGTGAAATAAGTTCCACTTCCTGTATCTGAAAATTCCATGCATTGGGCAACAGTTTATCGCCAGGATTCTTAAAACTTCCTAGTTCATTCCTGTATGCCTGCTTCAAATATGCATTAATAATCAGGTGAATTCTCCTCATAATAGCAGCCGCTAAATTCGAGAATATATGCGCTTTTAATGTTTTCACATTAGTACTGAGCACCATCAGTTTGACATTCCACGTCATTAAACCCTTCTGTTCGACATCAGCCTTCAATACAGTCATCGGTATGTTGTTTTGACAACGCAATACTCTATCTGTAGGGGGCTTAACATACCACTCAGGTTTAGTGTTTAAAATATCGTCTATATGTAGAATACTATGTCTCAAAGAGTTATATTCGGTATCATATTGATCTGATTCATTTGGCGAGCATATATTTTCAAAGTTCCCTGGAAAACCATTCGCCTGTGCGACACATTTAGTTATTATGTTCATTAATGTTGATTTAGCAATTGATGATTCTCCATGAATCATAACACAAAACGGAGCTTCCTTAAAAGCTGTAGTTTTCTGCTGTGACATTATAGAAACAGTTATCATTCCTAATCTCAATATTTGTCCTGACACAATAGCTCTATTCTTCGCATTTTTTTCCACCTTGTGGTATTCACACAACTTCTCTGAAAGTTTAGTTACTCTATAAGCATAGTCTTCGGGTCCTTGAAACAAACCTTCTGAAACTTCCTTTATAGAATCCAGTTGACCTGTACCAAGTAGCTTAGACCACATGAAAATGTTGTTCATTTCCATATCGATATCGAACCAAACTTGATCTGCATAAAAAACACTGCCGAAGTTGCCGGTCTCCATGACCGTGATGCCTTTCTCAATAAAAAATTGCACTGTAGACAAAACGAGATCAACGAAGCCTTTCGAGCCTTTGCTAAAATCCCAGCATTTAGCTCTAAAAAGATTGAATGTTGAAGCATTCACAAAAGCTTCTGTCTTCTCGTCACCGCATACGAATGCAATCAATACCGTTAAGGCATTTGATATATTCTTCGCTAAGTCACTATCCGTGACTTTTCTCCAATTGCTTCCAATCCATCTGACAGCATCCAGAACAAAATAACCTGACGGCTCGAAGATGTCTGTGACACCTTCGGCTTTCAGCTCATTTTTCTGCTGCATAAATCCTCCTATCAGCTCAAAAAATTGCGTAATATACTTGGTCAATTTTAAAAGCACAGGTCCTTTAACAAATGTCTTATAATATTGCAAACACATAACAACCGCGGTTTTCACCGAGGTGCATGATATTAGCCCTACTAATAAGAGCGAAAAATCCTCCACGCGAGATATTATTCTTCCCGCCAAACTGATGCCGTCTGCATCTTTCTCCTTGAATGCCTCAATTAATTGAGAAACACGTGTGGTCTCAGTAGAGATCAAATTTGTTATCTCAGTTATTGAGTGATTCAATATCTTAATGTCTGTGGCGCATTTATCTATAACGCCTGGTAAATTGGAGACATTATTACATCCTCCTCCGATGAGGTCGATAACCTCACCTAATCCTTCAACCATCATTATTTCCTCCTCTGGTTGCTTAAACCATTCAATGAATGATAAAAACGCTCCACGTTCGACCGGGTTATTCCTAATAATTTCAAATAATGCATCCTCATATGTAGCTAAACTATCTAAAGTGTAAAAAACATCTTCATCATTGCAAACTACAATATGAACTACATATTTGTTTTCAGGTCCCGGACCATAACACCGAAAATTTTTGTTAAAGTATAATGCCAGAACAACATAATCACCGTACTGGGTCTTTAAAACATGACCCTGTGACATGTGCGAATGAGTTTTTAACTCATAACATTTACGAAAAGCAAAAAATTTCTCCA